TTAGTGGGTCTGGTGGAGTTAGAGATAGTTTTGGTAGCCTAGATGGTACTGAGACAGGAGGCGTAACCACTGGCACAACAGATGATCTTACGTTAGGCCGCCAACGCCGATACAGTATCTTTGCTGGTAGTGATTATGTCGATGTTGGAGATGTAACAGTTCTAGATGGTCTAGATGACTGGACTATAGCCTGTCGCTTCTATGTAACCACACTGGATAATATCAATACCATAATAAGTAGATGGCCATCTGCTAATGGCGATAAGCAATTTAAGCTACAGGTAATGACAGATGGCAAAGTACGTTTTACTAAAGCAAATAATGCAAGTGGTGCAAGTGGCTATTATGAATCTAGTAGTGCCGTGGTATCTATTGACACCTGGTACACTATGGTTTGGTCCTTTGATATGTCAGGTACAACTACTAAGTTAATCTTTGACGGTGTTGACACAGGTATTACAGCTAGTACCTGGACTAATGCTGTGCTGGAAACTGTAGCTGATAGCGTATTAATCGGTAGGGAAGAAATAACTGTTGGTAATGATCTAAAAGGTAGACTAGCCGATGTTGCTATATGGAATGGAACCTTAACTGTAGCAGAAGGCCTAGCTTACCATAATGATGCTATTACTGATAGAATAACTGCCAACTTATTTCGGGTGTCTGGTGTTCTTTCGATACCTATACCTCCAGGCACTGGTATGTTGGATGCGGGTGTGGGTGTAGTAGTCTCCGCACCCATGCCCGTAAACCAACCACAATTAACCAATTTTATGTAGTTAGGATACTTGTTATGGGTACTCCCGTTGTTACAGTAGATGGGCTAGCGAGAATGGCTACCCTATTACTTGCTGATGCTGATTTTAGCGCTGTTGGTGTTGCTACTGCGGCACCAGCATTAGGCGATACACAATTACAGAGTGAAAGTAATAGGTCAGCAGTTTCTCAACGTCTAAGTCAGGGTGCAAATATCCAGGTCCGTACATTGCATGGTAATGGTGACTTACCAGCAACCCTTACAGAGCTTGGCTTATTCCTGGATGGCACTAGTAGTCCTAATAATGGCGAAATGCTTACTAGGGTATTGGAAACATTTACTAAGGATACTAATGACTTATTGGTAGTCTGGTCTATAACTATTGCTGGAGGTTAGTCATGGCAAATCAAGGTCACTTTACAAATAGTACAGAACCTAGTAGTAGGTCTGATCAGGCCACTAGTAATTCCCTAAATAGTATGCTATGTCAGTCAGGTACAGACGCTAGTAAGGATTCCTCATATGGAGATACTGGACGAATCTTCATAGCCACTGATACGCCTAAGGTCTATAGGGAGTCAGGCTCTGCATGGGTACTGGTGATTGATTTAGACCCAGCAGTTGGTGTTGCTGGACTAAGAACCTTAGGTACTGGCTCAGCACAAGCGGCGGCTGGAAATCATACCCACTAAGGAGTAACTAATGAGTACACAGGATGAAGTTTTGGCCCATATTCGAGACCAGGTACTAGCCACTGAAAATGGTGAGATTGATTCTAGTCTTGGGGAATCATTGGTACTTGCGGCTGATATGTTTGGTTCAATAACATTTGATATTACCAAGGAAGGTACATCAGTTGATACTTTAGACGCTAAATGGCTAGCACATAAGGATGATTGTGAAGTGTGTGAAGGCTGGACTTTAAGATAAACTTGAAAGAAACTGTTACAGATAGAGTTGCTCTCTCCGCTGTTTGAGAGCTTAAAAAAACTGTCAGTAAACCTTAACTGTTGTACTGGAATGCACTAAATAACGCGCTAAACAGCTATTCTGTCAGTTAGAATTGAGATAAGATCTGTGGTATATCTCTGGGTGAGAGACTAGACTGTAACAATATTATTCATAAAGAGGTACTGGTATATGACTACGAATGAAGGCTTTTGGGCCAATGGTGTCTATGGTACAGCAGACAGGCTAAATGCTAGTTTGCTACAGATTGGAGCAGTATCAGCATTACCTGCGGCAGGACAAGAGGGTCGTATGTATATGTCCACAGATACAGCTACGAAGGGAAGGATCTATAGGGATACTGGGGCGGCTTGGGTGGAGGTACTTTCAGTAGATGCCGCGGCTGGGACTGCTAGTCTGCGAACCTTAAGTACGACTGCTACATCGGCGGCGGCTGGTGACCATACTCATCTACCAGATACACCGAACCAGTTAATCCAGGTTGTTTCTGGATTTGTTAATGTCGATGATGAGACGACAGTTGGTACTGGAACTATTGCCGTTCAAGGCGCAAGCGAAGAACTTGCGGTTTTCGCCGCTGTCTCACTCCCAGACGGGAATAGTACATGGACAGTTAGATTAAAATTTTCGGGGCCAACGTCAGGCACAGTTGGCACAATAACGGGCCAAAGCGCAGGCACGACAAACGTGATTGCTGTTCCAGCGTCCGGCACGGCTGGGATAATCACACCAACCACCGCAGGCACTTACACTGTATTTGTGACAGTTGAAAGAACTACCACGGGTGGCACTCCGTATGTAAACGCCAGAGGTCAATACTACGCCAGAGAGGTCGGGGGCTAGTATTATAAGGTTGGATATTTATATGGAGGACGTGGTATATACGATAACTCAATCATCTTCTGGATAGTATATTCATTGTTATATAGAAAGTCGTGTATTATACTTAACTGGCAGTCCTGTTTGTGATACTCGTCAATATGGTTAGTACATTCTTTACAAAATAATTCTGTTTCCCCCGCTGTCAGGTGAGTCTCCTGGTATGTGGGTACTGGCCTGAATAACATTCCCTGTATTATTCTGTCCGTTATTCTCATTGTCATTATTACTCCTCGCTATCTAGTTCAGGAAGTTTTCCGTCGTCAAGTACCTGGAGTCCTAATCCGGGACGCCAGTTTGCTCTCCAGCTACAACGAGTACAAAAATAGAATGTTGTTCCGGCATATCTATTATAGCTGGTGCGTATAGGCTCCTCTAGATATTCTCTTTCCATATAGTCTTCGTGACATTTGTTATCACATTGCATTATACTGATACTGTATCTTTCCAGTTAGAGCCTACTTTAACTTCCATAGGCGTTTCAAATGGAGTGTACTGATTAAGATGTCCTGTATACTGATACCCTACTGGCACATCTAGTAACTCTGAGTCATGTACTGTATGGAATATGGGCTCATGCTGACTAGCAATTAACTGTTCTTTCATGGTTTCACCGGCTGAGCCCTGTATGGGATTATTCACTAATGCCCTAAGTGCCGCCTGTATTCTCCATTCTTCACCTGAATCTAGTGCTTCTGATTCATCTCTCCTCCTCCCATAATAAGTTTCTGTGTACCCGTTAGCTAGGGCAAACTCTGTAGTCTTATCAAGTCCATTCTTAATGCCTGGGAATCTGGCAAAGTAGGCATCCATAATTCTAGTACCAACCGTTAGTGGTATTTGGTTATTCCTAAGCATTGTGTCAGCGTTACCATAGTATAATAATGTAAAGTTTATTATCTTGGCAGTTTGACGTCTAGCATAAGGTGTGGGACCTAATAAGGAACCTACGCCAGCCTGAATTAACTCATCTGCTGTACCTTGATGGATGTCAGTACCAGCCTTAAAGAGAGCCTGCATAGTTTTATCTTCCCATAGGTATGCGGCCCATCTTAATTCAATTTGACTAAAGTCTGCTTCTAGTACCTGACCATTCTTAGGAATAATAATATCGCGTAAGTCCATTTGGATATTCTGTGTAGCAGGGTTTGATCTAGATAGTCTACCGGTACTGGTAACATTAGTATTGATACTGGGATAAATCATATTCCCTGCTTCTACATATCTTCCTTGGTATAAAGGCCTTACCAAGTGGGTAAGTAGGGTTTGCGCTGATCTATATTCCATAGCCATTACACATGCTGGTACTGTACTATAAAACCTTTTAAGCACATTCTTGTTTAGGTTGGGTCGTTTCTTACCATCCTTGCCCCGTTTGTATGGTACATTATAGCCTTCTGACTCTAGCCAAGCGGATAACTGTAGACTAGAACCGGGATTAAAACCAAAGGTACCTTCACAGACTGTCCTGATAAAGGACATCTTAGCCTCTAACCTGGTAACATGGTGTTCTACAGCTACCATGTCAATATGAATACCCCTTCTCTGTATTTGTAGTGCCACAGGCAAGAATCTAGTTTCCAGGTCAAGGGCTTTCTGCGGTACCCCCATACCGAGTAATGTATACCATGCTTCTAGACAGTCCTCTGCATCCAAGCAGGCTCTTTCGGCCACCTTCTCTACAGGGACCTTATCCATATTTATTTTATTTGCCCCCGTACCTAGAAGGTCACTAATAGGTCTTTCTGGTCTGTCAAATAGTCTTAGGCAAAGTGCGGATAGTTTGGAAGGTAGTCCTAATAACTGTGCCATAGTACAGCTATCGTGGATATTATTTATCTTTATCTTGCCATAGTCCTCTAGTATTTGAACGTCAAAGCCTGAGTTATGAAAGATTTTAGGAATTGCAAGATTTTTAAGAATCTGCCAAGGAAACCTATAGTCATCTATACTAAAATAGAATGATTCAAAGTTACCTGGTGTTCCCAGAGTAAAACCAGCACCTAGAGGGGTGCGGTCCTTCAAGCTAATTGTCTCAACGTCACAGCCCACAGGTCCCTGATACAATAATAGCTTGCTTAGTACAGTAGGGTCTGCGACTTTACCCGCATTATGATAATAAGCCCACATTCCATAGTCCTTTACCAACCTTAATAACTGTTGATTTACATTTCCTGCAGAGTTGTATCATACTCTGGGTGGGTATAGCACAGATTAAACATAGTTTTTTAACCATTAAGCGTCCCAATCTTCCTTAGGAATATCTAGCGCCTCTAGTATTTTTGGCGTACTCCTAATAGTACCATTTTCGTATTCGTACATTCTAGTTGCCTGTCTAAGAATTAGGTGTAGTTGCTTGGCAATTTCTGGTGTGAGTTTTATTTCCATATAAAATTCTGCCTCATTAACATTACCTAATTTTAAGGTAAATGTATAATCGTTGAAGCCTACTTCAAAGCGGTCAATATATATGGAATGTATTGGTTGTATCATTGATGTCCTCTTCTATGTGCTGGCCAATCCCTAGGAGCAACTGTACTCCAGGTTTCCTTGATTATTTCCATAAGACTTATATTATTGTCATTGCAGTAACCTAATAGAAAGATAGCAATATCACCTATTGCATCCCTTTCACCTGCACGATGATCTTCTGTTAGTCTAATCCCCTGTCTTAATTTTAGTATCGCATGGGCTAGCTCTCCTACCTCTTCAACAATCCCTAAAAACTGGTCGATGTCTGTGTTATTGGGGAAGTTATATTCTTTCCAGGTCTTCTGCTGTTGCTGTATCATATCTAGGGTACTTATACCTAGCTGACTATTCCAAGAGTCTTTTAGTTCAGACGGGGTAAAATTCATGAAATCAGGCTTGGGTATCACTGGTAATCTCCTGTTCTGGCTGATGCCCTACACTATAGATGTGGCATTTTAAGCTAAGGCATTTCCAACCAAGTGGTCGCTTATAGCCCCAGTATATAGGCCCATTACAGTTAGGGCATCTATGCTCCTTATTGCAGTACGGATATGGACATGGATTACTCCGGAGTTTTGAAGACAAGTATATCCTCCAAAAGTATGTCTAACTCTGGGTTATGTTTGCCCGCTTCTATTCTTTCCTTTCTGGCTTTAACTTGAAAAGGACTACTAGTTTGGCTAGCATCCCTGTATAACCACATATGGGGTATAAGCCCAGCTTGAATACACATTCTAAGGTTATCTGTGGAACAGGGTATACGTTTGCCACCCTGTATGTAGTCTTTAACCACAGTAACGAGTATCCCTCCTGGTACTAGACTCTGGAGGCATTTCTGATAAACTATTTTCATGGCTGTAAGGTACTGGCGGTAATTCTTCATGTTACCAATATTTTGAGGGTTATCATCATACCCTACCACATAGTTCTTTTCCTGACTTACCTTACTTTCACGACCCTTAGCACTAAAGGACCATAGGGAACCATAAGGGGGACTAAAGATTACAGCCTCAACAGGATTATCTAATGGTAGAAATCTGCGGTTATCCCCTTCTAATATAGTATGCGTACCAGTATTATCTGTAGAATCCCAGCCAAAGCTGTCAAAATCCCGAAAAAAATTACCAGTTTGGAAAACCTTTTCTAAGGATTCTAGATTCATACGTTGTAGTTCAACAAATCCTGGTACTATTTCTACTGCAATAGAGTTTCTTCCCATATACTTGGCAAAGTGTACTGTACCTACACCAGACATTGGATCTAGTATAGTATCCCCTGGCTTAGTAAACATTTCCACTAAACGCTTAAACGTACGGAGTTCCATCTTAGCCTGATGTTGGTTAGATTCGCGCACAAAATACTTATAGCGTAGGGCGTCTCTGGGATAAGGTAAAATAACTGGATGTTCTAGAGTTGCCATGTTAATCATTAGGGTCATCCTCTAGCATATTAATTACTAGTGAACCTGTGTTATTATCAATAAAGTTAACAGCTAATTTCCATTGTACAAATGAGAATATGGCCACAGTAGTTTCCTTAAATTTTGGATATAATGGCCTAAATCGCATAGTACCTAGATTTGGTACTGTGGAAATCTTATTAACTACACGAATTTCACGTTTAATATAATCTATTTCAAGTCTCTGGTTATCCTGCTCTGGGTCACCGTGAATAATAAGATGTCTAAGCATAATCACTTCCCTATTCCTTTGTAGATGGCTCTGGCAATTCTATCGCCATAGAACTCTTGTAACACATTTTGGGGTAAATTAAATATATCCCAGAGATTATCATGGTCTGTCATAAGTCTTTCTGCTGATGCCTGTCCTATGCCAGTAATAGACATTAGCGTGGTTATATATTTCTGTTTACCTTTTAATATTTTTGGTATTCTTTTCCTGTTAGGCTTGCTAGCCACATACTGATTTAATCCTGTATGCTCAGTCTTCATGGAATTGAATACTAGACTACTAATAGTTATGGCAGAATCTGCTATATCTTCAGTGATAATAAGATCAAAGCCTTCTAAAAATCGCTGGAAAATATATGCCCGATATGCAGTATAAGGGATAGGAACAATGCTAGAAACTACATGGATAGGGTCCTTCCTATTTCTCTGGTTAACTTTCTGCCAAACATAACACCCACCTTCTTTACTGGGTGTTATAATGCCTTCCTGTAAGATAAGTACCTTGGAGCCTGGATGCTGTGTAGTATATTTGGTTAATTGAACGTCAAGTTTAGAGCCCATGGTGGATAGAAGTTCTCTACCTGTCTTGCGCTCTATCATTATGAGTTGGCCATTATTCCATACATAGTCAGCTAGGCCCTTTGGTTCATTAGCCTGTACTATGACAGGATTAAGGAGCCTCTTTAACATCAGAATTATATCTGATGGTTCGTGTATATCAATCAGGATAGGCCATGTCATGGCTAAATTTGTTGTCGCATTGCATTAACCATGTTAAGTACCATATCAAAGGATGGATTTTGTAACTTAACTCCATTAGCTTTTAATGAAAAACCACAAAATTCAAAAGATAGACAAGGAATCTGTGTAGCCTCATCCTTAGTTGGGACGTTATGCGGGCCATGCTTTTCCCTATTGGGGAAATTATCTACAAAAGTAACTTTACATTCAGGACATTCTATCTCAATAGTTGTCCGGACAATAATATCTGCTATTTTACCCATGTGTCGGAAGCCTGCCCAAGTTTCACCTATAAGCATATTCGGGTTAAACTCTCGGACAGTCTGCTTACCTTTCTGTATGGTTTCATAGCCTGGACCATATGCTGGTCCTGTATGATGTATCATTACTAGGTTTTTATGTGAACGTCTAGCCCCTAGTAGTATTTCCCGCATTTCATCGTTAGGCTCAGCGTATTCAATCTCTATGAGCCTTTCCCTGTTTGGCGCCCTCTGCCGGACCCGTTCCAATTTAGCTGTGTGAGCAATTTTCCAGAGCAAAGTACCAGTGTCTATGGATACTGATTTAACCCATTCTGTATTATAGCTTTGTAATACTTCCCGTCTAGTACGTTGCCATAAACTATCATAGCCTGTGAGCCTTTGTCCTGGTACAACGAACGGTTCAATTAATTCTCTACAAATTATGTTAGCGCGATATTCAGCATTTATTTGACCGTCTGGACCCAGTAAGTCTACTGAGGATGGCACTTTACAAACAGTTAAGTCAGGATTCTTAGCTAGTACACGGCCTATGGCTCGATCAAAGCCCTGATCTATGTCAAAAATTATTACAGGGTCTGGAAATTCCAAACCAAATGTACTTTTGGATGATTTTATCTCGCCATAAAGTCCGATAATCATATCGGTTACGGGTGGTATTGTGGTTGTCATTAGCTTTCCTCCATATCCTTAACTATAATATAGGGAGCGCGCCTTTTAGTAACCCTATATTCGGACTTAATATCGTCAGGCACCTCGTATGTAGTTTTAATACCCTCTTTAACCCTGGATATTCTAACGCCATCAATAGTAACCTTATCAAGTCCTTTAGCATCCATAAATGCCGCAAGCACTCCTCTTGATTTGGACATCATACCTTTAACAGTATTTTCGAGGAATTTAGCCCTACGCCATTCCTTAGTTGCATCTATGAAGTGTGGAGGTAGTTCAATTTCAGGTTCCTCAGACTCACAATATGCGGAACAGGACCAATGATCTAGTAAATCAGGTTCCATATCACAGGGAGCCAATTCACCTTTATCCACATAATTTTCAATTCCTTCAAGCCTACCCACTATAGTGTGGAAATCTGTTGGGGGTTCGTCCATAAGAGTTATAGCGTGTCTGCCAGTATCCCTATTCTTCTTGACATAGAATATGGGAAGATTTTGAAAAGCCTCATGATAGCAGGAAACCTGATAATCGTATGTTCTATGCTTTCCAATGCCATGACGCTGTAATTGGTCCCAGACAAATCTACCTAGAGCCTTGTATTCGCCTATAAATAGTTGTGCTGGATCATCATCATGCCAGTTAATATCGTCCATATGCCCAACTAACAGTCTTTGAGGCGTATCTATCTCGACATGATAGCCTTCCCGACCACATGGTTCGCATGTAAAATTGGATGATTTCTTGGCTGTAGAGTTCCAGCCGAACTCTTTAATATCTTCCCGTATAAATGTTTCATGTCTGGTGCCTTCTCTGGCGGCCAGCCGTAGATATTCTGGTACCTTACCATCTGGGATATTGGCAGGAAGTAATCCTAACAATTCAGCACTTATGGTTCTAGCACAAGCACCTACCTTTGACATTGAATATCTATATTTTCCTTGGGATTTAGTTGCCATGCAATACTCCTAGGGGGGAGTTAGCCTCCCCCCATTCTACTTGACCGTATAACTAGGCCAAGGATACAACGGTATGGGTCTGATCTTCCTGTAGAACAACTTCGCCCGAAGCTATTTTGGAAGCTAGCCACTGATCCCCGACTATGCTAGAGAACAATGGTGCATCCTTCTTCAATTCCTCGTTATTAACAACAAGAGGAATAAACTCAGACTTGTTCTTGCCATGCAGTAACTGGAAAGCTAGTGTCTCTCCTTGGACTGCATTGGTTACAGGCGCCTGGACTGGTGCTGGACTGTTACTGGGTGCAACACCTGCTACCTTTGCGGCTTTCCAGACATTACTCCAAGTATCGCCATTAGCGTCCGCAACAGTGGAGTTTGGAATCTTACCCCAATTATATGGGTACGCCTCTAGTTCCCAATCCTGACCAGCAAACATATCGAGGTCAGACTCGGACTGTACCAGGCCACACGCCTTGTTAAATGAAGCCATAAAGATTCCGAATTGGGACCTCAGGCTTCCTGAATGTTTGATTCTAAGTTCTGCTGTGTCATAGGGATAGGGCTGAGAGTTTTCTTCTAACCTCAGTACCTGAACACGGTCGAACTTCAGGACTACAAATCTAGAGTCGTCTCCCTGGTAAGGCGACGGTTCTACGTCCCAACTTAGTCCACGGCCTTTGAAGTGTAGCAAAGGAGACTTGTCTCCACCACTAACTAGATTGCGGCCACTATATCTAAGTACTTCCTTGTTGATGCTGGCTTGGTCTTGGTTCACTTTATCCTCCATGAACAAAAGTGTTACAGTTCGGTCTGAAATCAACAGCTACGATTTTCTGAAAACTACAGAACGGGGTATTACATAACAGTTAATCTAAATTCACATTTGAATATTCTGGTTTACCTCCCTTCTCCTCAGATTCAGCTTGCATCCTAGTCCAATACCCTTCATATTTAGGGGGTATTCCACCTAACTGATTTATCCTTGCTAACGCTTGTTGTATATTCTCAATGAATTTCTTAGCCTTCTTAACATCTGCAGGCCGTATTTCAGTGATATACTTTGGCGTGGATAAATCTAGATGTCCTTTAGTTATATAATAGTCTATTTGGTTATGTACTTTTCTAAGTAGTTTGGTTCGTTCGGTCATTTCATTAATTGTGAGACCTAAGGGAGGTCTACCACTAGGATTATTTGAAGTGGTATTCTGTGTCATACCAT